CTTCCGGTAGTGGCTCCCACCCACACGCCTCCGCAATCGCAATGTTAATTTCGTTGGTTGTCATAGGTTATCCTTCTTCAGCATAATGAGTTTCAGGTTCATACAATCTCCACTTTCCAGCCGTGTGCTTCGGCTACGATTTTTAGTTTCTCCATTCCGCCGTGGTTGATAGATGCATGGTTAGTGTCGAGACAGTGTTGCATTAGGTATTCATCTTCTAATGAAACTGGAACATAAGAGACTCCACCGGAATATTGAGTGGCTTTGAATGTGATAGTAGTCATATAAATAATTCTTGGAGTTGAAATAATACGGCACCTTTACGGCTCATTGATGTTCCGTAGAAAGGTTCTCCAATGTCAGCGACTGAATCTAGCGTCCATTGGGAAGTCATAGGTCTTTCTCGGTTAGCTGTTCTGCGGCGGAGAGGATTTCCTGCCTAATGTCTCCTCGAAACATGTAGGCATCAAACGGACCATTCACTGCGTGTCGCGTTATGATTCCACAGCCTTTCATGTTTGCAATATCCGCCGCCCTCTTCATCCCTTCGCGCATTGCGTCGAGTTGGATTTGTTTGAGTATAGCTATAACACCATCTCGTGTTGTAGCGTCATTATTATCATACCAATCTTCTGCTGATTTCATAGTGGGTATTCGTTTAACAAATTGAAGTAAGCAAGCTTGGCCTTTACCACAGGATGAACTCTTGCTTTTAATTCAAAGCCATTAAAATTACCCCGGACACTTGCAAACGCAAGGCCGGGTTTCAATCATCCAGACCCGATGGTTCTAGCCAGACCGTTTCGGATGATTGATAAATTCGTTAGTCGTCACTTCAAAGAAGTCACCGGTCGTGACATCACATGAGTTCCACTGCCACGGCCTGTGTATTTGCCATACGGAACATAACGCCTGTAGTTGGCATGTTCCGCTGGTGACATGACCATCAGCGTTGGCGCTGTCTTGTGTTGATAGTTCATATCGCCTTTGACTCGTTGCACAGTTCGTTCTGCACATGTGAAACAGATGTGAAGGTTGAGTTCAACACGTGCTGGTTCGATGGGATTGCGACAGATGTTACAAGTGTGATTTGATGTTGAGGGCATAGAAAGAAGATGTGAAACACAGACAGGATTTGAACCTGTATGAGAAATTTTTGCGTTTCCTCGCCATTGGCTAAGGTTTCTCTTACACAGTTAGCGTCTACCAATTCCGCCACTGTGTTTCACAAAAGAATTAGAATGAGCGCGGCAGGATTTGAACCTGCATGACTATTGTCAGAACATTTCGGCATAGGTTGACCGATGTTTTTCAATCGTGATTCTATGGCTTACGCTGTTTCTTGCGTCTTTACATTCCGCCACGCGCTCATTCTAAAAGAGTTTCACCAGAGCCAGTGCGTATTTCTGGCTTGCATCATCTACGGCATCTTTTCTGAGTTATCAATTCAGTGTGCTTTCGCTGACTTACGATGCAATAGGCAGCTACATCCGCGACATGATTGATAATTTCATGTCTAGTTCGCTTTTGTTCATTGCCTGGCCCGTCCGCGCCGGGCTTGTCTGGTGAAATAAAGTTAATTAAACCGGCCAAACGTATTCTAACGTTGTTGGCTCAGTCCATCCAAATTGATTATACCACGCGAAATCTTTGCGCAGCAAATTGCTCCGATGCGAGGCGTGGAATTCTTTATTTCCGAGCCACAAAGGATAATCGTATTTTGGATATTGTGGATCAAAAGAAAGCGTGCGTAAAGCTATCTCAAGGTTATTAGTCCACTGCATCATTCCACAAATCTTCTGTATGACATTGTCTTGAAATCCACGCTTACGCCATTCAAAACAGATGTGACAGCCATATAAAGCTAAAGCGTGCTCCTTACCTCTCCACATCCTGCATGCTGGATGATTATACCATGGAGTGCGGCGTTTATAGTATTTTGGTAGGGAAACGAACTCCTTGTCGCTACAAGGAGCAAATCCATCATCATACCCTAAAGCATCACAGATACGCTTCTGATATGGCCCTTTCGCTAACGTTTGCAGTATTTGCAAACATTCGACTCGTTGCTTTCCTAACCGTTTGTTGTCAAGCACACGAGCAGATTCACGAAAGTCAGGATATGGGAGGAAGGTTTGCATAAATTAAATTGCGGCATCTTATGTTATTGGTGATGCCGCTAACCTCAACTAGAATCTCTTTGATTGTCCGCGGACACGAGAGTCAGCATTGCGCGATTATTACTCTCAGAGTTTGTTCTAGGTTTCTTTTCACTAGCCTTTACATATCCTTTTGCTGCGCTCATCAAGGAGTCTAGCAGCTAATGAGTGGATTCATTGCTAGTTAAATTCTTGCGATTACCAACACGCCACAACGAACAATAGGCCAAAGCCTATCAGGCCGCAAAAGAGAATTGCGGCGTCATTGCAAAATTGCTGCCATTTCGCGTAACGAGATTTACCGCGATATGGAGCCACAACGAAATTCCAAATTGGATTGTTCATAATCAATTCATCCTCTTATCAATTCATCCCAAACACAATCGCGTGCGAACTCACTCCACGCATGATAACGACAGTTGCAGGCATCATGCCATGCGAATTTGCCAATGTTCCGCTGATTGGCGGGCTAAACTCCCTCGCAAGTTGCAAACGTAACTTCCCGAAAGCTTTCAAGCCCTCGAAGGGCCAACTCTTGTCAGAGTTAGGTTTCTTTTTCATGAGTAAATAAAAATGCGTAGGTTTATGCAGCCTACGCTCTGCAAGTGCCATTCTAGCACTTCTCATTCTAGGGTTTAGGACTCCTAGACTAGCCAAAGCTCACACCAATCTCACAAATCAATACACACTCTCATCATCTTAATCAATATGGATAATGTCTTACTGTATCATTTAATATATTATATATATAAAAGTATATAAAAAGCCCTACCGAAGTCGATTATCGACTTTCCATATTGATTTACAAAATAGCTTGCGCGTATTCCTAAGTATTATAGCACTTCTGGATTATACTGAAACTTCACGCGCCAAAACTCGCGCATATCTTGCTTGCGAGCCCTGCGCCCCGCGCGTGATTCGCGTTTCGACGGAGCAAGCCCAAACGTCGCCTCACGAAAAGAGCGCCGCGCCGCTCGAAGTTCGTCCCCGGCCCGCCGCAAATCCCGCGAATTTTTTGTTGGAGTGTAGTGTTTTGAAGCCATAAGTTGTTTGTTCTCAACTTTTGTAGAAAGACACAAGAGCCTTCGCTAGATGCACGAAAACTCTTGTGTCTCTCCAGACGGCACACAACCAGAAGCGTAGCCACTTTCCAGAGAGAAACAAACATATCACCGTTAGCGTTGAGTTAGGAGAGCAATGGATAAATCCACCGCTTTTTCCGTTAACCTAATCAACCACTAGTCGCGCTCGTATGCACGACACAGGATTTAGCCTAGCTAAAGTATGCTGGCGCCTCGCAACATTACGTTGTTTGCCTGTCACGCTAACGTATGTTGTTACCTAGTCTGCTCACATAATTAACCTATTAAGTTAAAGACGCTCTGCAAACCTCTAGATTTTACCGAAAAAGGGAAAGACCGGACGCATATCTCGAAAGATACACGTCCGGTGACCTGCTCACAACCTACTTCCACGTTTGCCGTGACGCCCATGCTTTAGCTTCGGCCAAGTAATCGGCCAAGTTTGCGGACAGCGGGAGGCTGTCCAATTCGGGGCGCTTGCCAAAGAACTTTTCATCGTGACATTTCTCGATGAGAATGCATACGCGAATGAGGCTCATGGAGAATGTCTGCGTTACGGCGTGAGTTTTCCCACTGAACGAAACAACAGACTCGCCATTCTTTTTGGCTTTGCCAACGGCTGACACGATTTCAAGATTCTCTGACATGCCACGTCCGATGTCGGAAGCGTAGTCCATGGCAATCTTGTGTGCGACTTCACGCGAAACTTTGAACGCGAGCAAATAATTGAACGCGCCAAGTGCGAATGAAGCCAAGTGTCCATTGAACTTGCCAGCTTCAACAGCAGGCGAGAGTTTGACTGTGGTGGTAGACTGTGGCTCTTGTGTGGTGGTAGTTTGCATAGTGTTACTGATAATCGCACCCGGCACCATGCCAGACACGAAAGCGAAGCAATACCTACGGACGACACAAAAGGCTAGTGGCTGGCGGCTGACACACGGCAAAGCCGTGACGCGCGAACCGTAGCGGGCTGGAAAAGAGCAAACTGACACCCCTTTCAGGAAATCGTCTCACTTTTCAGCACACACTAATAATGTTAGTCTCACCTAACTTTCCTTGGTAGCGTTACTTTAACACTTTACTTTAACACTTTCACTCTGTGCCACAAAGAACTCTGCAATGCAAAGTGACCCACCACCCCAGAAGTGGAAATCGATTTTTCACACACTCACACTCTCACAAATTTGATACTTCAAAATCTGAATTCTGACTCCATATAAATGATACGTCGTGCAGATACAGTAAATCAATATGTGCTCTGGCATAGATGTTGCGATGAGAGTAAGGTAAGTATGAGAAATAAAAACGAATTCAGCGAAGATGTTTGGAAGATTGTGCGAGGAACGAAGATGTGGAAGGTGTTGGAGATTGTGTAGCGGATTGAGAAGGCTATGCTAAACAGTGCAGCAGACATAGAGATTAAGACGAGATACGAGGATTTGGAAATGTCCGTGCAGGACATTGCCGATGACATGGGTCTTGATGCTGATGCTGTGCGCATGTCGTTGGCGCAGACTAGTTGCGCGTATCGTGTTGAATTGAAGCAGGGCAAGGTCGAGGAGAAGAATTTCTTCGAGAACGCTGTGGCAAAACGGGCCGCAGAAACGATGGAGCAACTTCTGGATTCGCCAGAAGAGAGCGTCAAATTTAGGGCTGCGAAATTCATCATGGATGAATATAAGGGACGGAATGATGCGGCTGTGAAAGGGTTGCGAAACATGCAGCAACTTGGGATTGGCGTTTTGCAATTAAACGAAGCTTTGCGACGTAGCAGAGAACAACTGGCGAAATCGCGAATGAATGGCGGTGTGATTGATGTGGGTGAAGTGAAGGCTGCTTCAGCGGGCGAGAAAAGCACCGCAAGTGAATCTGCAATGGAAATGGTGTTGGCGAAATAACTGAATGAAATATGAGTGATAAAGCAACTGTAGTAGAGTCAATGGACGCCAAGCTTTTGGCGGATATCAACAATCGTTTCTCGTATCATCCTCCAAAAGAGGGACAGCAAGCGAGATACGTTACGTTACGAGACAATGCAAGAAATTTTGCACTTCTCATTTGTCAAAACTCGAAACCAAGTCGAGAACAATCTTTGGCTCTGACCAAATTGCAAGAAGCTGTCATGTGGGCTAATGCTGGAATTGCCTGTAACGAATAAGAAATATGAACAAATCATGTCGTAATTGTGTCCACTGGTTCACTCCACATAAACGAAGTGAAGCGCAACAAGCTAATTGTCGTGCGAATCCGCCACAGTTGGTGATGACTGGCGAATCGAAGTTTCCAATGACAAACGCTACAACTTGCTGTGGAAGGTTTGAGGAAACGACGGAAACAGTCGATAAGCCCGCAGAAGCTCCGAAGATGAACGAGCTTGTTGTGGCGAGTGATGAATCCGTTTCAAATCCTCAACCTGTTGAATCAGTTTCCGGTCCTATTGTGAACGCAGCAATTCTCGCAGAGAAATCAACCTCTGGCCAAATCTTCGGAAACTCTCCGAAACCAGAAGTTCCTGTTCTTCCTTCTGGTGATTCACCAGCAAAGAAGTCCTTGCCTCCTCTTACTATCAACCAAGCGAAGCGGTTCATGAAACGTTAAAGTGACACCAGAGGAAGCATTAGAAGAGTTGAAAAGACGCAGTGAATCCTACGAGGATCGCTGCGTCGATTCAGCTATTCGTGGAGTTGAAAGTCGAGCGGAGAGGCGTGAACGTGAACGTGATGAGAGAGAACAACCCGCTATAGCGGGCGAATCGGCCGTTAGCCGTGATGACGCTCCGTCATCAGTTCCTGCTGATCCAATCGTCGATGCCTCCGATCTTCAAGTCTACGACTTTGTCGAGCCCGCCGAAATAGCACAACTCTTCAATCCGGAAGTAACGCTCCACAACTGGCAACTAAACATTAGCCACCAGATTGCGTCTGCGAAACCGACGCAACATGACACATTTAAACTCTGTCTTTGCGCTTGTAACGGATCAGGGAAAGATGCGTTTGTTATTGCGCCCTTCGTGGTTTGGTTTTGTTTGACGCGCAAGCGGGCGTTGACGGTGATCACGTCGTCATCCGGTGTGCAGCTAACTGCGCAGACGGAGAATTATATCAGTGCTCTCGCGCTGAAATTTAACAAGCTCGTCGGGCGAGAGTGCTTCAAAGTTATCAAACGTTTCATTAAATGCAATGACACTGGAAGTGAAGTTCGATTGTTTGCGACGGATGAACCTGGTAAAGCAGAAGGTTATCATCCACTGGAATCGTGGTCTGAGATGGCTGTGATAACGAATGAGGCGAAGTCGATTCATGACGAAATCTTCGAAGCGTTGACGAGATGCACAGGATACAATTACTGGCTAGAAGTCTCTACGCCCGGCGAGCCGACTGGACATTTCCATTACAGCTGCACGAATCATGAACGGCTTGGTTACAAGTTCACGAGAGTTACGTCTTACGATTGCTCCCACAAAAACCCGAAAGACATCGAAGAGGATCGACTTCGTTACGGCGAGAACAGTGCAATATTCCGGTCGAAGCATCTCGCATTATTCACGCAACTCGGCGGGCAATTTATTATCTCACAACTGTGGGTAAATAAATGTGTTGAGAAAACCACTAGCTGGATTGGAAAGCGGTGGCAGAAGCGTGTCGGAATCGATATCGCAATGTCAACAGGAGGAGACGAAAGTGTCCTGTCGCTTTGGCAAGGAAACAAACGACTTGCGCAGCATACGTTCTGTTCAGATGACATCACAGTTATCGTGACAGAAATCGACACATTCCTGAGGAAGCATGGAATCGCTCTCGATTCAACAAATATCTACATCGACGATTCTGGTGTTGGTCGTGCTGTCTGGCCTCTCTTGCGAGACAAAGGTTGGGTCAATGTCAATCGGGTTCTGAATCAAGCTCGTGCATATAATACAGCAGAGTTCGATAACCGTGGAACTGAGCTGTGGTTCTTGATAGCTCGTCTTGTCGAAGAGTGCTACCTCATTCTGCCGAAAGAAGATCATCTGTTGGTGGAACAACTCTCCACTCGTAAATACGATCGCTCGAAGCGCACCGGCAAGATTCGGATGCAAACGAAATTGGAGATGCGATCTGAGGGCTATAAATCTCCTGACCGTGCAGATGCAATGGTTCTTGCGTTCACAGGATTAACAATCGAGAACTTCCAAGAAGCTGTTGCAAAAGGCGATGTCGTAGACATAGAATCCACAAAAGTGACAGGCGCATCTCATGCTTTGACAAGTAAGGAGCTTATCGAATTCACAATAAGCAAACCTAAAGAATCAGCAGATTTCATTGCGGAGTTTGTAAAGCCTAAAGAGGCTCAAGCTCCGAATTTGGTCAACGTAATTCAGGAAATTTATGACTACAGTAATTGATCCACAACTAACACCCGCCGAACCAGCCGAAAGGACGTATTCGGATTATGCTTTCTTTTCGACGCAGTTCGAGGAGCTTCTGAAAGACTGGAATGGGGAGTTCATCCAGACGCGTGTGCGTCGGACTTTGCGTTACATTGATATTGATGTGAAGAAGATGCGTTCTGCTGGTGTCATCAAGGATGACGAAATCATCACACCGCAGCGTGTCGCAGATAAGAACATACGCCGTGAGCAGCCGTCGTATATCGCATTCCTTACACAATCCCGCAGGTCGTTGATTTTTAGGGAACGCCACGGGATGTGGGATACCGCACAGAAAGGAGAAGAAGCCCTCGAACAAGCGTTTACTGAGGGCATGCGATTTCCTGAATGGGAGATTCCGATGTTCAAAGCTACTGATGGAGCGCAGACTCACGGATGGGATTCCGTTGAAGTTGTTCTCGATGAGACAAAGCCATTGAATGTCGGCATTGAGCATGTCAGTCATGACAAGTTGTTGTTCCCTATCGAGTGTCTTGATTTGCAGTTGGCATCCTATGTTTGTCGTGGTTACGATCTGAATGCACAACAACTGAAGAAGTTTGTCCTTGAGTTTGGTTTTGACGGTGCACAGGTTGAGATGCTCATCTCAGCAGATAAAGACTCTTCTCGTGCTGGACTGAAGAACTATCGCGTCTGGAAATGCTTTTTCCGTGAGAATGGTGTTGTGTATGTTGCGTGGCGTTGTGATTCGAGCACAGTGATTGGATCGACAAGTGCGTGCAATGATTGGATCAAGAAGCCTGAGAAACTCTACTTAGGTAGGCAGCATATTGAAGTTGTGACTGAGATGCAGGAGACTGTGATGACTGATCCAATGACTGGATTGCCTTCACAAATGATGCAGCCTGTTCAGAAGGAGGTCGTCGTAGACGATGATGAAACACAGTATCCAATCTACCTTCTGCGTTATCACGAGACAGAGAATCAACAAATCTTTACGACGAAGGGTCGTGTGTTCATGGATCAGTATGCACAGGAAGCTCAAACTGCGATTGCATCTGGATTCATCAATGGCATGATGCGGGCGAGCAATGTGTATGCGGCAGTGAAATCTGACTTGCAACAAGGATCATCGGCCCCGCCGAAGCAGTTGCCGGTGAAGTTGCAGCATGGCGCAATGTATGACAAGCCTGTTGACTTCTTCCATTCCGAGTATCCAAACCCTGTTGTGTTGAGTGCTCTGCAATGGTTCAATACTTCAAACGCTGACGAGAATGGCCAGGTTGATTTCGCTGTCAACAATCGTAAAGACTCTCGTAAGACTGCCACAGAAATTCAAGCTGCTTCGCAACAAGCTGGTCTGCTGAGTGGTGTGCAAGTTACATTGTATTCGGCTTGGGTGTGTGCTGTATATCGTCGTTGTTGGATGATTGTGCAAAGTCTGGCGATGATGGACAAGATTAAGTTCTTGCAGATTCAAGACCCAGCGACTGGCTTGATGACCAACAATAAGGACCTTATCGGACGTGAGTATTACGTGAAAGCTGCGGGCGATGTGGATGTTGTGCAGCGGGCAGAACGTGTGCGTAAGATGCAGGAGTTCTGGCCAGTGATCTCACAGACTGCTGCCGCCGGTCAGTTCTTGCGGAGCATGTTGATGACGGCTTTTCCAGAAGGAGGCGATCAATGGGCTACTGCAATCCAAGATGATCAGAATGCTAAACAACTTCTCGCTGTCTGTGCAGACTTGCTACAGAACCTCGTGATGAATCGACCAGAAGAGCTTGCTGCTTTGCCGCCAGAGCAGAAGCAACAACTAATGCAGTTGCAGGCTCAAGTTCAAGCTGTCCTTAATCCTCAACAACCTCAACCTCAGACATGATGACAAAATCACTACAAGAAATGGCAGCGGATTACGATGAACACCTTCGTAATGGAGGCTCTGCAAATGTAGAGTTCGAGAAGAAACCAGAGCCATTTGATGAAGTTGCGTTTGCTGCATCGCAGCAGAGTTGGCTTGGTCACAGCTTCACAGAAGAGTTCATGACTGAACTTGAACGTCAATCTGCACATCTGATTGCAGAGTCAAAAGATTTAGCAACGCTTGATGAATCTAGGTCTTCGTCGAAGATCAGGGCGATGCTATTGGAGAGTAAAACGCTGGATAAAGTTATTGCTTATGGACGCAGAAACAAACACAACACAAGTTACTGAACAGCCCGCGGGTAGCGTATTTGATACGCCTCCTGTCATTGAAGTTCCAACTCCTGCTGCTGAGGCACCGGCAGCAGAGGCTCCTGTCGTTGAGACAGAGGTCACACCCTCAGTGCCAGAAGGAAAAGTCAAAGTTGTTCCTGACGATGTTGATGGAGATGCTCTTGAAAAGTTTCTCAAGGGTGAATCAGATGTCGATCCGACGCTAAAGCCTAAGGCTAAGGAAGAGGAGGAAGAAGTTCCTGTTCCTGCCCCCGCTGCGCCTCAGCCTCAAGCTCAACCTCAGAAGTCTTCTGCACGTGACTACACTGGACTTAATGAAGATGAAGTGAAGTTGTTCAAAGGAATGAGCAACGATGCTTACAAAGCATTGTATCCCAAGTATCAGGAGTTTAAGAAGGTCGAAGAGAAGCGTAAAGAACTAGAAGAGCGAGAACTCAAAGTAAAGACGGCTGAACCAAAGTCAGTTTACGACCACGAGCGGGCTTATGAACTAGCTCCCGCATTTCAGTCGAAGGCTCAGGAGGTTCAAGCTCTCCAGTTTGAATCGAAGTTCTGGCAAGACCAGTATGCGAAGTGTGAATCCGGTGAAGACTGGCAGCCTCTCGAAACAAACGAGAGAGGTCAATACGTTGCAGGAAAAGCTCAGCCCGCAACTCCTGCCGCAAAAGCCCAACTGTTGCAACAGCTTACACTAGCCACGCAGTATCGCTCGCAAGCAGAGCAAGAGTTGAAGCAAATTGCGGGCAGTTATTCACAGCGCAGGAATGAGATTGTGTCTGGTATCAAATCCTATGAGAAGAAATACTTTCCGTTCTTCGAGGATCCAAACTCTCCTCATCAAGCAACAATCAAGAACATTCTTCACGCTATCCCAGAAGAGATGCGCGATCATCCTCTTTCACCTTTCCTTGCGAAAGCGATGGCCTGCATTCAGATCTTGAACAATAACAATCAAGCCCTCACAAAACAACTATCCGCAAAGGCTGCAATTAAAGCAGATGCGAAGAAGGCTGGCCCGAATATGTCCAGTATAAACTCTAGCTCACCATCTGGGTCTAAAGGAACTGCCGATGTCGAGAACATGACAGTCGAGCAGCTTGATAAATTCATGCGAGGGACATAACACAACACAACATTCAGCCTCGCTACAAACCCAACTGTGAGCTAATCCCTCCGGTTGGGTTATGCGTTCTTTGGCGCGAGGAGTAGTGTTGCGGGCGAGGAGTCCCGGAGGGTTCGGCTCGAAGCAAGGGTGTTGTGCACGCTGGAAGTTGCGTGTGCTTTAGCCCGAGCGTGCCGAAGCCGGGACACTCGCTGAGTCGAGCAAGCGGTCGCGAAGACTGCGGCGTGCTGAAGCCAGTTGGCGTGCGCGGCAACGCCGCAAGGCGTTGCAGCACGCCGAACAAATCATTTATGATTTGGCACGGCTATTGCTCTAGCTACAGGTGCTACTAAACAGTTCGCAGGGCAGCGAGTGGATTTGCTACGTTTCGTTGCAGGGCAGCAACCCGCGTTGTTTGAATCACGGTAACGATTCAATCTGGGTTTAATTCTGTCTCGCCCAGCATAAGTAGATAGAAGAAAGTCGAACTGTTTATGCCCACTGGATTGCCCTCTATTGATAACGACGCTTGCACGTCGTGGACGGAATTGGATCGGGACCGCTATAATAAGCTCCCGGTTTATTTCCAAAAGAAACAAGCTGAACAACTCAAAACCTGGGCTGTTTGGTCCAAGCTGCTAGGTTCCCGTAACTGGGAACAAAACATGGGTAACCTTGGTAAGGTTATTCAAAAGGAGTTTTCTCCGCATCTTCGTTCAACTGCATTTCCAGTTGCGCTTAGCTCTTCTGCGAAGAAAGACATCATTGCTGTTCGGGAGCGCGCTACTCCGTTTAGCTTGCGTCATCAAAAGTTTGAGTCGCCGATCTTCAACTTCTTGCCTAATTTCCAGGATTTCTTGAATGACCATGTTGACTTCACTCTTGAGAATATCAACATGCAGGTTTCGCGGTTTATGGATGTGTTCGCTCGGACACACATTTTCCATCAGTCGCGCTATCTGATGATTCCAAATGGTGCTGGAACTAACAACGATGGTATCTATCTGGCTCCTCAAGGTGATGGTAACTCCACTGGCACTTCTGGTAAGACCAATGCTTACCTTGCTGCTACAATCGCTGGCATTGCCAATGTCGGTAATCTGAGTTTGAACGCGATCAATCTCGCGTGCTCTCACTTGGATGATCAGCGTATGCCTGCGTTCAAGGGTAATTCACTTCCTTCTGGTGATAACTCTCCTCTGGATCAGAAGTTCTGTCTTGTTCTTGGTAGCGATACCTACAACCAGTTCATCTATGATCCGTGGCTGTTGAGTTACAAGCAGATTGATTTGAACATCATCACTGCTGGTTTCACTGGCAGTCTATTTGGTCGTGTCATGTGTAAGCTCGAAGATATGCCTCTTCGTATCGCGTTTGACACTACGCTCCAGCCCGGCAATCCTGATGCGTATTCATTCCCTGCTCCAGAGACTCAAGAGTTGAATCCTGATGCAGAGAACTATGGTGAAACCATTCCGAATCCTGCTTACGTCAATGCTCAGTTTGAGGTTGCGTTCTTGGTTTCTGGTGGTAAGCCGTATGACATGCTCCGTGTTGGTGCTCCTCCGAAGAACTTCTCTTCGATGCCTTGGAATGGTCGCGTTATCATGACTGATAACGTTGCTGTTCCTTGCACTGATGAGAATGATCAAACTTATTGGGACACCAATAAGTATAAGGAATACCTCCAGCTGATCTCTCATGCTGTTCTTGGTATTGTTGGAACTCAGAAGCGTGGTGTGCTTCCGATTCTGTTCCGTCGTTTCCGTGGTGCTCGTAACCCTGTTGCCGCGTAAATGATGAATGAATGGTGTTCTTGGGAAGTAACTAACCAAGAATTCACAAAAACTACAACTCAAATCCTGATAATCAACATGAAGAAATCCCTCATTAAGTTTGTTTCGATTGCCGCTCTTGCCCTCTTGATGGGCTTTAGCGCCAATGCCCAATCCACGTTTAGCACGAATGTCACTGCTGGTGGCACTGGTGTCCTGTTCACTTATCCTGTTCAGATTACTAGTGTGACTGTGCTCGGTGCTTCTGTTGGTCCCACGACTGTGAAGTTGTATGACAACACAACTGCTTCGACTACTTACACGAATGCAGCTTACACAAGTGCTATCACGTATGCGACGAACATTACGTCTGTTATTACCAACTCGCTTGGTAAGTTGCAGACGAATACGTTCACTGGATACTTCACTACGACTCAATCGAACTCTGCTAACACGAACACGTTGCCTTTGCTGGGAACGTTTTCTGCTGGTGCAAGCGCTTCGACTACGTCGTCTGTGAACATCC